ACACTATATCTTCTGACTGGTCTGGAGACTTGTACGATTCAAATACTGTTACTGACTACCAGAAGCTTATCGGTGAGTTAGTTAATGACTCTAAGAAGACTGTAGAGTCATATCATGACTGGCAAGCCCTTAGAGAATCATTCAATATTAAGACCAAAGCTGGTAATATGCAGTACACCTTAGGTGATGCTACTAGAGGAGCTGGTGTGTCTTTCAAGGTGTTAGATGTTATCTGTCAAGAGACTGGTCAAGTATTAGAGCAAGCCCCTAATGATTGGATTAACGAACAAACCTTCCCTATTGCTGATATTCAATCAGGTAAGCCTTTACATTATGCCTTTAATGGTATATCCCAAGCATCTACTACAAGAGAACCTGACTTTAATGTAGATTTATACCCAGTTCCTGATAGCATAGAAACTATCTCGTTTAACATTGTAGGCGCTCAACGAGAGCTTAAGACTGCCTCTCAAGTATTAAGAACACCTTCACAGCCTGTTGTATTAGGTGCTTGGGCTAGAGCAGTAGCTGAAAGAGGTGAAGATGGTGGTACTGTATCAAGCGCTATTGCCGCTGAAGCTAGGGATGCCTTAAATATGGCAGTTCAGTTAGATTCTTCTAATATGGAATATGAGAGAGATTGGTATGTCAACTGAATCTAAAACTATACAAGCGATACCTTTAGACACTATTGGTATTAATGGTTTAGATACTCAAACAAACCCTACCGCATTAGGACCTAACTGGTTTACTAAAGCAGATAATATCGTTTATACAGAAGGTGGTAAGGTTACGTTCAGAAAAGGCGTAAAACAAGGTACATTAAATGCTGGTGCTAAGATAGGTGCTATTGCTGAACATTATAATGGCTCAGTATATAAACGCTTCTGTGCGTATGGTGGGTCTATTTCTGAGTTAGACTTTACAGATAAAGATAATGCTTTTATTAATACTTATACTACAGGCGCTTCTACTTCAGACTGGCAGTTTCAGAACTTCAATAATGAGTTATTAGCGTTTCAAGGTGGTGCTGATATGCTTCACTACCATACAGGTGTTTGGGACTTAATGAAGAATACCGCAGGTTACACAGCACCCGCAGGTGTTACCACCTTTGACCCTAGTTGTGGATTAGGTTATTATGGAAGAGCATGGGCTGGTGGTATCTCTGAAGAGAATGATGTATTATATTACTCTGATTTACTAGATTCACATAAGTGGTCTTCAGGCGACTCAGGTTATATTGACCTTAAGGAAGTTTGGGGTCGAGATGAGATTATAGCTATTCAACCTTTTTCTGGTAAGCTTGCTATCTTCGGTAAAGAGAACATTGTATTATATGATGGAGCTTCTGATATTTCTAACTTAGCACTTGATGAGGTTATTAGAGGTGTAGGTTGTGTTTCGAGAGACTCTATACAAGCTATCGCTGACGATTTGTACTTCTTATCAGACACAGGTGTTAGGTCTCTTTACAGAACAGCTCAGTTAGATAAGCTACCTTTAACAGAGAAGTCCCCTACTATTAAAGATGAGTTGATTGCTAATATTAAATCATCTACTAATGTTAAGTCTGCTTATATGCTAGATGAAGGTTTATACTTATTATCTTTTGTAGATATTAACGTAACCTATGTATTTGATATTCAGTTTACTACTGAGAAAAAGACACCACGTATTAGTAAATGGTCTTTCTCTGATAATAGGGACCCTGCTAGTTTATTATACTCTGAAGATTATGGTTTACTTTTAGGACAACATAGCGGTAGGGTTGCTAGTTATGAAGGTTACTGGGATGTAGATTACTCAGGGTCTTCTGTCTATACTTATAACTCTTACACAGGTAGCTTCTCTACTGTTTGGATTGATTTAGGACAAGGTGTTCTCACCTCTATCTTAAAAAGATTAGTTATGGTTGTGTCGGGAGGACAGGGTACAGATGTAGGTGTTCGTTTATATAAAGACTTTGAGATGACCCCTCAGCTTTCACCTACATTTAAACTTAATCCTGCATTATCGGGAACAGCTTCTCTATGGGGAAGTGCTAAATACCCATCTTCTGCATCCCCTTCCGCATGGACTGACTATAAATATGCCCCTATACATGGTCTTAAAGAACATAGTATTCCTTTAGCTGGGAGTGCTAAATACCTAAGATTAGAAATGGATGGTGTAACTCAAGGTTATAAAGCATCTCTTCAATCATTATCATTATTATTTAAACAAGGAAAGACATTATGAGTAATTACACAATAGCAGTAGGTTGGTCAGGTAAAGATTCCTTATCCGATACAGACCCTGGTAAGGTAATATCAGGTGCTGACTTTAATACTGAATTTACAGCTGTTAGAACATCATTAAATTCTAAAGCAGACGCTAACGGAGATGCGAGTGAGAACTTTACTTGTAACTTACTAACCGCTACTACAGCTACAGTAGGGGGTGAAGTTGTTGTTACTCTCGATACCCCTCAAACATTTACTAAGGCACATACCACTACTTCCGAAACAATAACACTAGCTTCAGCTCAAACAGCTAACCTACTAAATGCCCACGTATTTGATGTAAGTGTACAAGGTAACTATCAACTAGATGTATCTAATATGACAGCGGGTGTAGAAGCTACTTTCTTAATTAAGAATACAGGGGCTTATGATATTACATTCTCAGGCGACTTTAGCTTCGTAGGTGGGAATAATCCTACTATTACTTCAGGTAGTAGTAAGGTTGATTTAATTAGGTGTGTATCAGATGGTACTAAGATGTACTGCAATATCACACAGGACTTAACTTAGGTTAATTATGGGCTTCTTTACAAATAACTGGCAGTTAGCAGATTCTTTTAATAACCCTTCTGTAGGTAGAACACAAGCCTTTATGCCAGGTGCAGGTTCTATGTCATCTACTCAGAATCTAAATCCATTTCAACAGCAACCTGGATTTGGTGCTTATCCCCAACAGGTTCAGTCTCAGGTTAACTGGGGCGCGCCTACACAAGGTACTTCTTTTAATCCACAACAGGGTTATAGTAATCAAGATAGCTTCAATCAGAACTTCTTGGGACAATATAATCCTAACGTACCTTGGTGGCAACAAGGTCAGATGAATACACAACCTTATCAACCTCAGCTTCAGCAACAGCAACCTTTACAACAGCCTATTCAATCTAGTGATGGAGGTAGTGATTATGTAGATAATACACCTGTGTCTGAGTTTGACCCTGCTGCTTTTGGTGATATAGATTGGACTTCTATAGGATTAGGTCTTATTAATCCTGTCTTAGGCTTAGGTTATAGTTTGTATAATAATCAAGACCAATCTCAAGGTAATGGAATGTTTGGTGATTTAGGTCAGTGGTGGGATGATTTAGTAGGTAACACATCTACAGATTTAAACGTACAAGCAGCTACTAATAACGATTACTGGGATAATTATTCAGAGAGCGTAGCTCCTGACACTACTACTAACGTAGGTCCTTATAATTACGATACTTATTCAGGTATCGGTGTAGGTGGTAGTGATGTAGGTGTTGAGACTCCTAGCTCATCTAGTGATTCAAGTAATGATTATGGTAGTTCAGATTCAGGTTGGGGTTCTAACGACTCTAGCGGTAGTAGTTATAGTGCAGACGATGCAGGTGATGCAGCAGCTGCTAGTGATTGGGGTGATGATGACTCAGGAGGTTGGGGATGGTAATAGTGAATATAAATAAACAGGAGAAAGTATTATGAGTTGGGGTGCAATTATTGGAGCAGGGTTAAGTTTACTCGGCTCTAGGAAACAATCAAAGACTGACGTAGCTATCGCCTCTGCTAATAGAGATGCTCTTAAAGAGGCAGGTACTGCTAAAAACGTAGTAGACCCTATGGGTCAGGCGCAATGGAATCCTATTACAGGGACCTATGAGTTAGGGTTAGCACCTCAGCAACAAGGTTTATTCCAAGACTACTTACAGGATATTTATAGACAGCGTTCTTTAGCCGAGCCTATGATGAGAGACCCTGAGGCTGCCGCTCAACGTAGATATTCTACAGACTTAGAAAGTCTTAAGCTAGGAGAAGCGTCAGCTGTTCAAGCTGGTCTAAGAAAAGGACACGCTAGAGGATTAGGTGTAGGTTCTACGCTAGGTGTCGGTGCTTTAGGTGAGATTGATAGAGTTAATTTAGCTAATAGAGCTGCTTCCTTATCAGGAGCAAGAGCTGGTGTACAATCTGATATTTCAAATTACTTGAATAGAGCTGAAGCTTCTAGGCAAGGGATGTTCACTATAGGACAAGCTCCTCAATCTTTAGGTAATATAGGACAAGGTTTATCAGCAGATGCTGTCTCAGCAGCTAAGGCTGGAGGCGCTTCATACTTAAAAGCACAACAAGGCGCTTCTTCAGCTGCAGCTCAACCTTACTATCAATTAGGTGGTTATTTTGCAGGTTTAAATAAGAAGAGAAATACTACTAACGATTATGCTGATTTAGAAGCTCAAGACGCAGCTTTAGCTTACTGGAGTTAATATGGGATTATTTACTAACACACAACCACAAGTAATGACAGCCGCTCAAGGCGCAGCTCAGGCTGGTCAGTTCTTAACACAAGCTTTAGACCCTGTAGTTGAGAGCTTCGGTTATCAATCACAAGAGAATCAAATCTTAGATATTATTAAAGGTGTTGATTCAGGTGATGTAGCTTCTTTTAAAGCAGCTTATGATAAGATTTTAGGTATAAACCCAGAAGCTGCAGCTGAGTTTAAAGCTCAATCTATGCCTATGCTTAAAGACTTACAAGCTTATGAAGGGAAGTCATTAGAGATACAAGCTCTTAAGAATAAACCTCAACTACAAGCTCAGTGGCAGTATCAAGCTAGACCTAACTTTATGTCTACTTGGCTTAAGAGTAAGTATGGTATAGATATATCCCCATCTATTATAACGATAGAAGATATCACTAAGGCTATCCGTAAAGATGCAGGTGATGATAGAGGTTTATCTGGTCAGCTTAAGAAAGACTTTATGGTAGAATTAAAACTATCTAGGGAGACTTTCTTAACTACCAATGCTTTAACTGATTTTGGTACAGAAGGTACTATGGGTTTAAGTTTCCCAAGTGGAGATGCTGACTTCAGCGCTGGTAGTAAAGACGTAGTAGATATAGATGGAATAAGTGGAGAAGGTGCAGGTTACTCAGAAGAGGGCACTATTGACCAAGTTAACCCCGAATCATCTGGATTTAGCAGATTCTGGCAAGGTTCTCACGCTAAAGCTCAAGTAAGAGGTAGAGTCTCAAATATAGCCAATCAATTGTCACCTGCGGTATTCGGCTCCTTGACATTATCTGTTGAAGAAGAGAAGTTAAACACTAGGAATAAACCCGCTTTTACGTGGTTCACAACTAAAGGTAGAGATTACTTTATTAGAAATCCAAAAGAACTAGCTAAAGCTGAGAAGAATCCTTTAGTTTGGTATGAAACTAAGTTTAAGAAGAAATGATATTTAATCCTGCCAGTAGAGATGTAGCTTGGGACCCTAAGATTATGGCTGCTCAAGAGCAGTTAAGACAATCAGGGGTTAGAGACCCTTTAGATTATGGAGAGGGTTTTACAGGTAGTCATGAAGGTATAGGTTCTTGGTTTACTTCTGGTTTATCTGGTCAGTTACTTAGTAAGTTTGCTGATGATGATTCTCAAAAGGATTGGTTTATACAAAGAAACTCTATTGAGTTAGTAGGTAAAGTTATTGATAAAGAGTTATCCGCTTATAAAGCTATAGCTGATGCTAGAGGTTTAACTCAGCAAGAGTATGACCATGTTGAGGATTTAATATCACGTAAGAATATGATTAAACGAGACTTAGGTCTTGTGTTCGACCACTTAGATGGTGATATGGATGCTTCCTTAGATAAGGGAGGTAAGTCCTTTAATCAACGCTGGGGGTTTGATGAAGATGAAGAGCAAGGTCTTATGGCTGTTCTAAAGATTCTTAAAGAGAATCCTACTTATACAGCAGGTGTTCTTTCAGCTGAACTTATTAAAGATTTACCATTACTAGGACTAGCTCGCTTCCTAGGTGTTGCTGTTAAAGGTTTAAGCTTCAGTTCTATAGTTACTAGAGTTGCTAATAAACTAGCAGGTATTCAACCTATAGCTCTTAAAGGTTTAAAGTTACCTCTTAAAGGAGCGGCTCAGGTAGGTACAGGTGTTGGAGCAGGTGCTGTAGCAGGTGCAGGTTACGAAGCTTCCTTCTCTTACTTAGAACAAGGCACTGTTAAAGGTGATGACACTTGGATGGGTGCTAAGTTTGGTGGAGCCTTTGGTTTATTAGGTGGCGCTGGTCTTATGTATAAAGGTAGGCTCATTAATAAAGGTAAAGAATTAGAAGCTGAAGGTGCTAAGTTAGAAGCAGAGAAAGGTAAGTCTACTTTTAAAGATAAAGTAATAAGTGGTGTGGAAGATGCTGTAGATAAAGCAGGTAAAGCTATTCCACCTATAGGAGCTGCTTCAGAGGTTATAGGCGCTACTGGTAGTATAAGAGGTGCAGCTAGAACAGCTGTAGAGAAAGCTACTTCAACTGTATCAGATAACGTAAGAACTACTGCTGATAACCTTAAGAGGGTAGATACAGGAGACTCTCGTAGAATAGAAGAAGCTTCCCTAAAAGATTTAATACTTCCAGAATACGACCAGCAGGTAGTCAAGAGAACAAACGGTTCCCAGGAAGGTAGTCCTATGGAATCAACTTATGATGATATTGAGAATAGAATATATACCATCGTTAAAGAACAGGCGCTTAAGGCTGAACATAAGAGAGTACGTGATGAGCTTAATAGTAAAGATTTAACTTTTAGAGGTGAACGTCTTACTAAAAGACAATATGATACATTAGATAACGCTACATCTTATAGAGCTATGTTGTTAGCTAACGAGAAAGCTAAGGTTGCTATCCGTTTAGACGCTGATAGTAGAGGTGAGAGGCTTAGTGAAGCTGAGTTAAATGATAGAGCATTTATGTTAGCTTTAAACAAACTTAATGAGTTCGATGATAACTTCCAAGGACCTACTCAGTATATTAATAAGAGTAATAGAGCAGCTCAAGCTTTTAAAGAAGAAGGTAAAGCTGAGATGTCATCTAAAGAAACAGACGAGCTTGATAGAATTAAGAAAGCTAGGATGGATGGCGGTGGTAATGATATAGGTGATGGTGAGATACTCCCACCTTACGAACCTGGTATTTTAGGTAAGGCTCTTCAAGACCACCCTAAGAAGTTATTAGCAGCTGGGGCAGCTTTAGGTTATGCTCAATCCTCAGAAGATGAAGGTTTCTATGGTGCTGCTTTAGGTGCTATGGCTTTAGGATTAGGTCCTAAGGCTTATAGAGGTTTAATGAAGACACCTATTAAAGCTACAGCTATGAAGGCTAAGGTAGCTATATCTAAGAGTATTGAAGCTTTCGCTAACCATACTAAAATCTTAGAGTTTCAGATGCAAGTTATACTTGATGAAGTGGCTGATGTGTTTGAGGGTTATGACGCTGGTATGAGATTAATTAACGCTTTAGAAGACCCTAGGAAACATTGGGATAGTTTAACTGATGCTGAGAAAGCCTTAGCTACACGTGTAAGGAATATGCTTAACGTGATAGGTGAAGAGGGTGTTAAGTCAGGAGTCCTCCGAAAAGGTAACGACCTTAGTAAGATGGAACTTCATGGTTTTAAGAACAATAGAGAACAAGGTTCATTCTTACAGAACTACTTCCCTCACTTATTCAATAACTTTATAGATGATGTTGACTATCAAGACTTTGTTATTCAATACCTTAAGGCTTCCCGTAGTGGTGATAAGAGAAAGATAGAAGCTACAGTTGCTCAGCTTAAGAATAAGTTCGGTAAAGATGCTATTATTGATGACCCTGTTAGAGCTTTGTCTATGTACACTCAAGCTATGACTAGGACTATCTATGGTAAGAACTTACTAAACTCTTTGTTAGATTTAAACCTTAGTATGAATGGTAAGTTATTACCTGGTCTTATGTCTAAGAAAGTGTTTGAGAAACTTAAGCGTTTAGATGAAGATAAAGGCGGTCTAGGTGATAACGATGTATTACATTACGAAGAGTTTGAACATCCTTCTTTAGAAGGTTATGTTGCTCATACTGACATTAAGAGACTTATTGATGACCAGTTTGTTGTCTTACGCAAAGGTGGTATCTGGGATGTAGCTGAAGGTGTTCTTCAACTTAATAATGGTTTAAAACGTATATTTGTATTCGGTTCCTTATTCCACGCTCAGGCTCTTATGATGTCAGCTGCTTATGCTTTAGGTCCCTCTGGTTTAGTTAAAGGTATTAAAGGGGGTAAAGTATCAATTAAAGATGCTGATGGTAAAGTTACAGGTACTCGTGAAGCTAATTGGTCTGACCTTAAGATAGGTTCAGGTGAGTTTAATGAACTAGCTGAAGAAGCTATTAAAGCAGGTCTTCAGATTATTGGTATTAAACGACAAGAGTTAGTCAACCCAGGTTTAGAAGCTATTGAGAAGCTATTAGAGAAGTTAGGACCTGCTGGGGCGATGGCTAATAAAGCCTTTAAAGGTATTGACTTCTTAACTTGGGAATATCTACACGATAGGTTTAAACTAGCTGCTTACCTTAAGCATAAAGAAAAGATGATGAAAGCTATGCGTAAGGATGGTATGACAGAAGCTGAGGTTAAGAAGCTTGATGAAGTATCTTCTAAGAAGGCAGCTGAGTTTGCTAACGATGCTTTTGGTTCTTTAGATTGGAATGATTTTACTACTAGACTTTACAGTTACGCTTTAGAGAATCCTAATAAACTTAGAGGTAAGATAGCTGATAAGATAGCTTCACTAATGCCTGTTAAGAATAGAAGATTCTTGAATATGTTCTTATTCGCACCTGACTGGACTATATCTAATATTAGGATTATCGGTAAAACCTTCTCAGGTTTACCTAAGGTCTCTAAAGCTTTAGCTAAGAGAGTACAGAAAGGTAATTGGGAAGGAGACCCTGAAGCTGAAGCTGTATTTAGAGCTTGGAATATGTACGCTGCTTATACTATGAGAGCAGGTATTACTACCTCAGCTATGTGGTGGGCTATATCAGAGATGTTTAGTGACGAAGAGCCTACAATGGAAGCATTAGGTGAGTTTTGGGGAGGTGAAACCTCAGGTAAGTTACAACTAGGTGGGGGTGAATCAGTAGTTATCTCTAAACAGATTGCTGAACCTATTCACTGGCTACAGCACCCTCAACATACTTTGTTGAATAAAGGCTCTATTATTCCTAAGACTTTAGTTGAAGGTATGTATAACAAGCAATGGTTCTCAATGAAGAAAGGATTCCCAATGGGACCTGAGATTATTGATGCTGACGGAACTTCTCATACAAGTAAGTGGTTATTTGGTAAGATGGTTCCTATTGTTACTAAGCCTATGTTTGATAATAAACTAAGCTGGTCTGAGAGATTTGAAAGAACCTTTACTGGTTTCTTTGGCTTCCCTCAGTATGGTAAAGAAGCGAAAGGTAGATATAACGATTAATTAAACGGAGAATTAAGATGACGATAGAAATAAGTAAACCTAAAAGTCAAGCTAGTATGGATGACCAATTTGTAAGAGAGTACATGGATGCAGTTGGAGTTAGTGGAGACTT